GACAAATCCGATAACATTTATGGTATTGAAGGATTGGGAGAAAAAACATTGATTAAATATTTTCCCCAAATACAGGAGAAACCATGCACTGTCGAGGAAATATTGGACTACGCACGAAATATCGAGCAAAAGAAACCTATTAAAACTCTGAATAATATTTTGACAGGTAAGACAAAATTGTCTATACTTGGAGAAGAGTTCTATAATACGAACAAAAAAATTGTTGACCTTAAAAACCCCCTAATTACAGATGATGGAAAAAACTTAGTAGAACAGATTTTAATAGACGATATAGACCCAACAGATAGGGGATATAAAAACTTAATGAGAATGATGATGGAGGATGGTCTCTTTAAGTATTTACCAAAAGACGATGACGCTTGGGTAAATTTCCTCAAACCATTTATGAAATTAACAAGAAAAGAAAAAAGAAACACAAACAAAAATTAAAAATTATGATAGAACAAGAAAGCACAAAAATTGAATTTTTATTGAAATTGAATGATAACATCATTGTTCAAAGATTTTTCAATGTGAGGGGGTTTAACCCAAAGGCGAAGAATTCGTTGGAATTACATTATTTTATGAAATATTTCAAAGAAGAACTTCAATATCATTTGAAAATGAAAACGGTAACTTATATGATGGACAATCAAGATTTAATATCAAATGACCCAACAATTATGAATACATCGTTTACCGATGGTCCGGAAATCTTTAATATGTATATAAAAATTGGAGAACAGACAATTTGTCATAGAATGTTTGATGGAAAATTATTTCCACCAAAAGTTCGATATACGGTTGATATACGACCTATTTTGAAAGATGCTCTTCGTGAATTGACTGACATTTTTTCGTCAAAAAAATTAAGTTTTAAATATTTGGAGTTTGACTTGAACAAGTAACTATTTAATAAAACAGGTAAACTTACAAACGATATATGAACAAGAATTTTGACTACTTAGGTAATACATTTCAAATACAACTTTTAAATCAAATCATAGTAGATAAAGAATTTTCAATGACCATCATGGATGTGATTGAAAGTTCTTACTTTGACAACAAATATTTTAAAATCATCTTACAGATGACTAAAGAGTATTATGTGAAATATCAATCCACTCCCAATTTCGATACTCTTGAGCAAATCGTTAAATCTGAAATTTCCCAAGAACTGGTTGCTAAAATCGTTCTTGATACTATTGTTCAAATTAAAGACGCTCCATTTGAGGGAACCCAATTTGTTCAAGAAAAAGCGTTGAAGTTCTGTAAACAACAAGAACTCCAAAAGGCGATGGATAAGGCTCAGAAGATTATCACTGAAGGTGATTTTGAATCTTATGATAAGGTCGAAGGATTGGTTCGTGAAGCGTTACAAGTTGGAGAAAGAGAGACTGGATTGACTGATATCTTCTCCAACCTTGAAACCGTTTTGGATGAGGATTTTAGACACCCAATTCCGATGGGGATTCCGGGAATAGACAAACTACTTAAAGGTGGTTTGGCGAGAGGTGAGATTGGGGTGATACTTGCTCCGACCGGTGTTGGGAAAACTAGTATACTAACCAAAATTGCTAATACCGCATTTAATCTTGGATTTAATGTTCTTCAAATATTTTTCGAGGACAATCCTAAAATCATTCAAAGAAAACACTTTACACTTTGGACTGGTATTGCTCCTGATGATTTGGTTCAACATAAAGATGAGGTGATGGGTAAAATTAACGAGATTAAAGAAACAATGAAGAATGAGTTAATTTTAAAAAAACTCCCTTCAGATTCAATAACAATGAGCCATATCAAAAATCAACTTAGAAAGATGATTGCTGACGGAACAAAAATTGATTTGGTTTTATTGGACTATATTGATTGTGTGGTTCCTGAAAGTAGTAGTAAAGATGAGTGGAAAGCAGAGGGTTCGGTTATGAGAGGGTTTGAAGCTATGTGTCACGAACTTAATTTGGTTGGTTGGACCGCAACTCAAGGTAATAGAAGTTCTATCTCGTCTGAGGTTGTAACAACAGACCAAATGGGTGGGTCAATTAAGAAGGCTCAAGTTGGGCATGTTATTATATCTGTTGCTAAAACATTACAACAAAAAGAAATGAATTTGGCAACGATTGCTATTACCAAATCAAGATTGGGTAAGGATGGTGTTGTATTTGAGAATTGTAAATTCAACAATGAATTACTTGAGATTGATACCGAAAGTTCGGTAACATTCTTGGGATTTGAAGAACAACAAGAGGAGAGAAAAAGAGATAGAGTTAAAGAATTATTAGAAAAAAGAAAATTAAGAGAACAACAACAAAATTAAAAAAAAAATATGGAAAAAATATTAGTAGAGAATCCAAATCGTTTCGTGATATTCCCAATTGAACATAATGATATTTGGGAATATTATAAACAACATCAAGCAGCTTTTTGGACGGCAGAAGAAGTAGACTTAACCAATGACATTCGTGATTGGGAAAATTTATCGGATAATGAAAAGTATTTCGTTAAGAATGTATTGTCATTCTTCGCGGCATCGGATGGTATCGTTAATGAGAACTTGGCGGAAAACTTCCTAAAAGAAGTTCAATACCCGGAAGCTAAATTCTTCTATGGGTTCCAATTGATGATGGAGAATATCCATTCATTGATGTATTCACTTTTGATTGACACCTATGTCTCAAATCCAAAAGAAAAAGACGAATGTTTTCACGCAATCGATAGATTACCTGCAGTTCAAAAGAAAGCTAATTGGGCGTTTAATTGGATTAAAGACGCATCTTTCCAAGAACGATTGGTTGCATTTGCGGCGGTTGAAGGTATATTCTTTTCAGGTTCATTCTGTTCAGTGTTCTGGTTGAAGTCAAGAGGTATTATGCAAGGTTTGTGTAACGCTAACTCATTAATCTTTAAAGATGAGAACTTACATTGTGACTTTGCAATTCATTTATTGAACAATCATATCGAGGATAGACCAAGTGAGGAAAGAATAAAAGAAATCTTATTATCGGCTTTGGAAATTGAGAAAGAATTTATCATTGAATCTTTACCGGTATCACTTATTGGTATGAATTCAAATTTGATGAAACAATATCTTGAGTTTGTGGTTGACGGACTTTTAGTTAAACTTGGATGTAAAAAAGAATTCAATGTTGAACAACCATTTAAATTTATGGAACAAATTGCAGTTGAAACTAAAGGTAATTTCTTTGAGTCAAGAACTATGGAATACCAAAAAGCAAAATTGAACGAAACCATAACATTTACAGAAGATTTCTAAACAAAAACATAAATTATGATGTCATTAAAAATTAAAAAAAGAGGTGGAGAGGATGCTGCGTTTAATCCACAGAAAATTTATAGCAGAATTAAAAGAGCGGCAAAAGGGTTAAGCGTTAATTCTGACGAGATTTTTATTAAAGTAATCACTTCGGTTCCGACTGAAGGATTGGTTACAACCAAAGAGTTAGATAAACTTATTTATGAAATTGCCGCGGCTTATACCGGTAGTCATCACGATTATTCAAGATTATCATCATCTGTTGCAATATCGTCATATCATAAAGAAACTAATGAAAGTTTCTCACAGACTATGATGGAATTATATGGTTCAGGTGTTGTAAACGAGAAGTTAATTGATACAATTAAAAGTTATGGACCAGAAAAAATTGATGAAGTTATAAATCACGATAACGATTATAATTTTGATTATTTTGCTTGGAGGTCATTACAAGAGATGTATTTGTTAAAAACACCTGAAGGTAAAGTGGTTGAAAGACCACAACATATGTATATGAGAGTTGCGTTGTGGGTAACAAACACATTTGAAGAGGCGATGGATTATTATAATTCATTGTCGAATCAATTAATATCACCAGCAACACCAATAATGATTAACTCGGGAACTAGAGTTCCTCAGTTGGCATCTTGTGTGTTACACTATAATAACTCTGACTCTCGTAATGGATTGTTGGATACTTTAAATGATATTTCAACTTATTCTTCAGATGCTGCAGGTATTGGATTATCGATGTCCAATATAAGAAGTAAAGAAAGTAGAATTAATAGTTCAGGTGGATTCGCGGGAGGATTGTTGAAGTATTTGAAAATTGTTAATGAATCTTTAAGGTTCTTTAATCAACAAGGAAGAAGGCCTGGTAGTGCTGCGATTTATTTGGAACCTTGGCACAAGGACATTATGGACTTGTTGGAGATTAAGAAAAACACAGGCGCTGAAGAATTGAGAGCGAGAGATTTATTCACTGCATTATGGATTCCGGACAACTTTATGAATGCGGTTAAAGATAATGGAGATTGGTATTTGTTCTGTCCTAACGATATTATCAAAGCGGGAATCAAACCACTTCAAGAGTGTTATGGAGAAGAATATGAAGCGAACTATAACAAAGCAGTTGAGATGGGTCTTGGTAAGAAAATCAAAGCTCAAGACATTTGGTCAAAAATTGTTGAATCTCAAATTGAAACGGGAGTTCCTTATTTATCTTCAAAAGATAACGCAAACAGAAAAACGAATCACCAAAACATCGGGGTTATCAAACAATCTAATCTTTGTAATGAAATTTTTCAATTCACGGATGAACAAACTACGGCGATTTGCACTTTGTCATCTATCGTATTAAAGAATTTCATTAGAGATGGTAAATTTGATTACAATCTTTTAATTAGCGAAGTTAGAAAAGTTGTAAGAGCATTGAACAATGTTATTGATAAAAACAACTACTCGACTGAGAAAGGATTGAAAGGAGGTCTTGAACAAAGAGCAATTGCAATCGGAACTCAAGGTCTTGCTGATGTATTTTATCTGATGGATTATATCTTCACATCAGATGAAGCGAAAAATTTAAACAAAAACATTTTCGAAGCAATCTACTTCGCAGCAGTGACTGAAAGTATGGAATTATGTAAATCAGGTGTTAGAACACCTTACAAACATTTCGAAGGTTCTCCAATGTCAAAAGGTGTATTACAATTTGATATGTGGGGATTGAACGAATCTGATTTATTTTTAGATTGGAATTCATTGAAAGAAGATGTTAAAAAATATGGTGTTTGTAATAGTTTGTTCACGGCTCAAATGCCTGTAGCGTCTTCAGCTAAGATTACAGGTTCATTTGAAATGACTGAACCTGCTCACTCGGCATTATTTAATAGACGAGTTGTAGGTGGGGAGATTTTAATTGTAAACAAGTATTTAATTACTGATTTTGAAAAAATTGGTATTTGGAATGAAGATTTGAAAAATGAAATCATTCTAAACGAAGGTTCAATTCAAAATATTAATTTCAACAATTATCTTGACCCTGAAGATAGAAATTACACTAAAAAAGTTAAAAGAGCTGAACATTTAATTAACAAGTATAAAACTATTTGGGAGATATCTCAAAGAGAGTTAATTGATATGTCAGCAGATAGAGCTCCATTTATTGACCAATCTCAATCAATGAATATCTATATGTCGAATCCAACATTATCAAAAATAACTTCATCTCATTTCCATTCGTGGTCAAAAGGATTGAAAACTCTTTGCTATTATGTTAGAACCAAGGCAATATCAACAGGGGCAAAACATTTAGCGGTTGATGTTTCAAAAATTCAAAAACCAAAAACAAATGTGGAAACACCTAAAGTTGAAATAATTAACACATCAACTAAACCTGAAGATAGTCAATTTGAATGTTTTGGTTGTTCATCTTAAAATAAAAATCCCAACAATTTGTTGGGATTTTCTTTTTTTATCTATTTATAAGAAAAAAATAGAAGTATATATTTATAACTATGGCAAATGGTGTAACATATGGTATTAATTTCCCGTTTAGAGATTCCTTAAGAGGAGATTACCTCCAATTAACGGAACTACAATCAGAAGAAATTAAAGGTGATTTAATTCATTTATTATTGACTCGAAAAGGTTCAAGATATTTTCTACCTGAATTTGGGACAAGATTATATGAGTTTTTATTCGAACCATTCGATTCATTAACTTTTAATGCGATTGAATCCGATATTAGAGACGCTATCCAAAACTTTATGCCGAATTTATTGGTTAATAGTTTAAGTATAACACCGGCCGACCCACAAGAAGAAGCGGATATTGCGACAGGACAAAATTTTGTGGGAACAAGCGAATCATCAATATATAGATTTCCCGGAAAAGGAACATCTGAATACACCGCAAAAATAAGAATAGATTACTCAACCAATGGGTCAACTTTTGGTCAAAGTGATTTTGTTATTATTAATATTTAAAAACTATGGCAAATAATAGAATATCGTATAGCAGTAGAGATTATCAATCGATAAGAGCAGACCTTTTAAATTATGCAAAAACATACTATCCTGATTTAATTCAAGATTTTAATGACGCTTCGGTTTTCACGGTATTTCTTGATTTAAATGCTGCGGTCGCGGATAACTTACATTATAATATTGATAGAAGTGTTCAAGAAACAGTTCTACAATATGCACAACAAAGGTCATCAATTTATAACATTGCCAGAACATACGGGCTAAAATTACCCGGACAAAGACCATCCGTCGCATTAGTTGACTTTTCAGTCACAGTCCCGGCGTTCGGAGATAAAGAAGATGAAAGATATCTTGGAACATTATCTCGAGGGTCACAAGTTGTCGGTGCAGGTGTTGTATTTGAGAATGTTTATGACATTGATTTTGCGTCACCTTACAACGCTCAAGGATTCCCAAATAGATTAAAAATCCCAAATTTTAATGCTAATAATATATTAGTTAATTACACGATTACTAAAAGAGAAATTGTTGTTAATGGTATTACAAAAGTTTTCAAAAGAGTTATTGGAGCTAATGATGTTAGACCATTCTTTGAATTATTTTTACCTGAAAAAAATGTTTTAGGTATAACTAGTGTTTTATTAAAAAATGGAACAAATTATACAAACACTCCAACAACGGCAGAATTTTTAGGTTTGGATAATAGATTGTATGAAGTTGACGCATTAGCGGAAGATAGGGTCTTTATCGAAGACCCAACAAAAGTTTCGGACCAACCCGGAATTAAAGTTGGTAAATATATTCAAACTCAAAATAGATTCATTACAGAGTATACACCTGAAGGGTTTAAAAAAATGACATTTGGTGGTGGAACAAATACCGCTCAAGACCAATTAAATCAATTTACAACTTTAGGGACAACATTAGAATTACAAAAATATTCAAACAACTTTTCATTAGGTTCAACTTTAACTCCTAATTCTACTTTGTTTATTCAATATAGAGTTGGTGGAGGGTTAGCAACAAATTTAGGGACAAATGTTATTAATCAAATTGGAACGGTTTCTTTCTTTGTTAACGGACCATCAGAAACGACAAACTCATCAGTGGTTAATTCAATAAGATGTGTTAATGTGACCGCTGCGGTTGGAGGAGCGGGGATTCCATCATTAGAAGAAATTAGAAATTATGTTTCGTTTAACTTCGCAGCTCAAAAACGAGCGGTAACAGTTCAAGATTATGAATCGTTAATTAGAAATATGCCGGCTCAATTCGGAGCACCTGCGAAAGTTGCGATTACTGAAAACGATAATAAAATATTAATCCAAATATTATCTTATGATACTTCAGGAAAATTGACCAATATTGTTTCTAATACTTTAAAACAAAACATTGCGAATTATCTATCAAATTACAGGATGATGAATGATTATATTTCAATATTGACTGCTGAAGTAATTGATTTAAGTATGGATATTTCTATCGTTTTAGATTCTGCTCAAAATTCAGGACAAGTTATTGCTAGTGTTATTGATAAAGTATCGGCATACTTTAATCCTCAAACAAGACAATTAGGTGAAAATGTATATCTTTCTGAGGTTAGAAGTATAATACAAAACACAAATGGTGTTTTAACGGTTGCAAATATTGATGTTTTTAATGAAGTGGGAGGACAATATTCTTCGGCTGAAACATCAATGGCGTATACAAATGAAGAAACAAAATTAATTGGATCTGTTGATGATACTATATTTGCACAACCTTCACAAGTATACCAAGTCAGATATCCGAATAAAGATATTAGAATTTCAGTTAAAAACTTCCAATCAGTAACTTTTTCATAAGAAGTTTATTTTATTCAATTTTAACTTATAATTTTAACATGTGGATTTTTTTTTAAAAATTCCATATAAAGTATTTATTAAATAAAGTAGTTTGATGGGTCAATCATATAGAATAAGAACAGAGTTAGGAATTAATAAATCAATTAATATTCAATTAGACCAGCAATTTGAATTTTTAGAGATTTTATCACTAACATTACAACAAGAAGACATTTATACGAAAAGTTGTGCTCAATATGGTGTTGTTGTCGGTAGAGTGACCGCAAATAATGGTTTTGGATTGCCAAATGCTAGAGTATCAGTTTTTATTCCAATAACTCCGGTTGACGAATCGAACCCTATAATTTCAAGTATATATCCATACAAATCACCTAATGACAAAAATGAAGATGGATATCGATATAATTTACTTCCGTATGAACAATCATACTCCACTCACGCGGCAACAGGAACATTACCATCAAGATTAGATGCGCTAACAGGATTAACTACAGTTGAAATATATGACAAGTATTATAAGTATAGTGTAAAAACCAATGAAAGTGGTGACTATATGATAATGGGGGTCCCTCAAGGTAACCATACTTTAGTTATGGATGTTGATTTATCTGATATTGGGGAATTTTCATTAACACCTCAAGATTTAATTAGAATGGGCCTTGCTAGTGAGGCTCAAGTGGCAGGAAGTAGATTTAGAACATCAACAGATTTAAATTCTTTACCACAAATCATTAATTTAACTAAAGATGTTGAAGTATCACCTCTTTGGGGAGACCCTGAATTGTGTAATATTGCAATAAATCGAGTTGATTTTGATTTAAGGGATGATGCCAATGTCGACATTCAACCAACCTCAGTATTCATGGGGTCAATTTATTCAACTTCCGATAGCAACAGAGTTAGACCAAACGCAAGGCCTGCAGATGACATGGGGAATCTTTGTTCATTAGTTGCGGGACCAGGGCAAATTTTAGCGATTAGACAAACTATTTACCAAGATTCTGATGGCAATCCTGTTTTAGAATTACATCAATTGGAACAATCAGGTAATATTATTGATGGTAATGGGGTATGGTTAACTGAATTACCAATGAATTTGGATTACTTTGTAACTAATGAGTTTGGTGAAAAAATAATATCAAACGACCCAACTGTTGGCATACCAACTAAGGCTAAGTATAGATTTAAAATTAAATGGCAACAATCTGCAAATTTAAGTGAACAAGTTAGAAGACCATATTATTTGGTTCCAAATGTCAAGGAGTATTGGGATTCGGTGAATGACCCAAATGTACCTAATAATACAAATAAGGTGTTAGGAAGTTCTTACTATTTTGGATTAGCGTGGAGTGGATATACTAATGGATTTGGAACAGGTAACAATTATTATGAAAAATTAAATGAAGCCATTAATTGTGAAGACACTTTTTATGAGTTCCAATTTAATAAAGTTTACACTGTTTCGGGATTAATAGACGAATTTAAAAATGGGGGTAGAGGTCAATTTATTGGGATAAAAGAAATTGATAGTACTGATTGTGAGGATACAATTAACAAGTTTCCGGTAAATGATGGATTCAGAAATTTTGACCTATTATTTTTTATATTTGCAATTATTCTACAAATAATACAAATCATTGGAGTTCCATTTTTAATTATATATTCTATTCTGGCCTTTTTATGGAATGAATTTGCGGTTATACTCTTAATAGGTCTTATTATTTATATTGCAGCTTTAATACCTAGTCAAGTTCTTGTTGTCGGTGCTGATTTCGCCGCAGCGTTTGGAGGATTTCCACCTCCTCTTGGTCTAATTGCAGTGAGTGTATTTGAAGCTCTAATATTAGCGGCATATGTAGCATTAGAATTTTATTTAATATTAAATTTTGATGAGGTTAAGGAAAGAGAATTCAGTCCTATCAGATTACCAATGATTACATATCCTGATTGTCAAGCTTGCGAATGTGACCCAGTAACAAATGGACCATCGGGAGAAAGTTCTACCCCTCGTGCAGGAATATTAACCCAACTATCAAACCCACAATTATATAACAATAGTATTCAAGAAAGTATTTTTAGTAAAAATCCTACAGAAATTGAAGATAATATAACTATAAGTGCGTCAACTATCAGTACCGCAATTGCGGGATTGGCAGCAAATTATAATAACCCTAGATTGATAAAGTCTACCATGTCATTTGTTGTTGGCCTTTTAAACCCCGATGGTAGTCTTAGAGAAAAAATTTATACATATGGTGTAACTTTACCGCCCGGAGAAAGAATTAATATATACAATACTAGAAAAAAATATTTTGATAATACTCCTGCAACGACACCCGGAGGACCAACACAAGGAACTAATCGAATTAGTGTTAGATTTAATTATCCAAGTAATGGAGGTAGTTTAAATAATCCTAACGGAACAAAACATTACGATAATACATTAACAGTATTGAGTGCTCAAGATATTCCTGTGGGTTCTTTGATAACTTTTGTTAATAAAGAAAATACAGAAGACAAAAATTATCTATGGGAAGGAACTACAAGTACTGGTAATAACAAATTAAATGGTATTAATGGTATTATCAAGAATACCGGGTTTACTGCAAATGTGAGTTATGCGACAGCGCAAACAAGTTCATCAGTTGTCTCATATATTATTCCATCGGGTAATTCAACTTGTTTTCTATCAATTACATTTAATCTAACCCTATCAGGAAGTGTGTCTTATTTAAGTTGTGTGGGAGGGAAAAGAACTCAACTTTTTTCTGTTGGAACACATATAATATCTGACCCAAATGGGATTGATTATGAATCATTATCATTTATTACTGCGGAGGTAGACCCTAACATCCCAATTATCAAAGGTGAAGCTTGTTTAAGATATATCTATCCTTCAGATATTGAGTATTATCAAGTATTAACTGCGATAACAATAAATGAAATTACTACTGGTAATTATTCAATACCTAACTTAGGTAACCAACCTTATGGTATTTGGCATGAATTAATTGTAGACAATAGTGGATATGTTTTGGTAGAACAATCAGGAGGAGGGTGGAGATTTAAAACCAATAATGATACAATCTTTCCTTCCAAACCAGATTTTAGTTATCCTACCTCAATCATAAGTGATTTTAAAGAACAAAAAATTTTAATATTACAAAGAGGAGTTGACCCTTATTCGCCAATGTTACCAAATACATATGGTATTGGGAAAATTTTAGGACACCCAAATGAGAATGATGTTGTAATTACCGGAATGACAAGAATGAATACACCAATTCAACCATTACCTTCTAATTCTACAATTTCGGTCCAAAATCATAAAAATGTTGGGGAAATATTCTCGGGTTCACATTTCTATACACCCGGAATACCAAATTCGGCTTTATTTCCAAATGCGTCAACAACACCTGGACTTGCCTTTTCATCATATACCACAAGTAATGTTGGGTATTATGGAGCATTGGATTCAACTTATGTTACACCGCCGCCACCCAGAAAATTCATCGTTGATAGACAAGGAAACAAATATTTTGGTAACGGGTCTATATCTTATACAACAAATTCACCTGGTTACACTATTACCTATAATATGGGTAATTACGGAGTTTACTCTATTTCAGTTGGAGGTCCTACACTCATGAAAGGAGTTGCCGTAACCGCCCCATCTAATAATTTATTTGGAACGCCCCAAGCTGTTATTACTGACCCTGCCAGCCCTATCACCCCTCTCAGAGTTGCAAGTACTGTTTATGATTCTACAGAAGATTTATCAGGTGCCGCTTATATGTATCGAGGACCTTTTTTAGAGTACTCCGGTGGTAAATATCTTTTAGACGATAAAGGTGCCGCAATTTTGAATTTATACTTTAGTCCTTTACTATTACCTCAATTCACTGGAACAACAGGACCTAACCTTAAATTATCAATAAATAACCCTCAACAAATGGTCATGAGAAGTGACCGATTACCTTCTTCCGATGTTTTTGATGTGAATATAAAAAAAGGTGATGTAAGTTTTTTGAACAATAACGTTCCACTATTACAACAAAATTTATCATTTGCTGCGTATTCAATTGAAGGAGGAGGTTTATCTTCAACAGGTCCTTCCTTTTCAACAGGAGCTCAACAAGTTACCGCAGATATTGATGGTCAACTTGCATCTAAAAATGTTATTGAAACATTAAGTGATTGTGAGAAATTAATTGGATTAGAAGGTTATTCTGGAAATGGTATAACCTTTGGAGTAAATACAAATTATCAAAGTCAAGGTGAGGTTGAAAATGGTTGTTATGTACTTGTAGATGAACCTTTAATTGGGTTAGGTGGAGACTTAGCTTTGTTTGCTGAATGGGGATATAGATTTAGATTTAATTATGCATTGTGTAGAGGAGTGTTGGCACAATCATTCACAAATAATTGGGTTAATGGGTCCTTATATATGTTTCCAATACAAGCTGATGTTATATTTGATGACTTAAATAAACCAAATTCAGTGTTTGCAAGACAACTCGTTTTTTTTGATGAAACCACGAGTACCTTCTATTATAGAAGTTCGCCATTTTTACTTTCAAGTGGTAAATTTATTGGAGCACCTCCTGTAAATAACACTAGTGTTAACGATAGAAATCTATTATTCCCAACAACAATTGTTAATTTAGGTATGAAAGATGATGTGTATCAAGAAATATTATTTGATGCGTCGGCTAAAGGATATATAATGAAAAGTTTGTCACCTACGACTTATTCAGATACTTCGGATTTAGTTAACTTGTTTGTCATAAGTAGAATAACAAATGCTGGATTTTTGGGTGGTTTATTGGCAGGTTTAAATGGGGCTGTAAATCTATTGTTTGGTAGAAAAGAATTAAGGATTGATGGGGACTTAGCTCAAAGTATGTCAATTAATTCTGAATATGGTGTTATTCCATTTTCACCTCAATTTTATAATGTTACCGGTAATGATACTGACCCGGTGGTTATTTTAGGAACACCAGGTAATCCAACAATGGGAATATTTTTCTCTTCTACTACTTTTGATTTACAAAATAAAGATTTTTTAAGTCCGGGAATAATTAATTATAGAACTAATATTAGTTCTAACACATTTGCTACTTATGAGTATGGGATAAAATCACAAAATGTCCCATTTTATCAATGGGCGGTTGTTACAGGTTCTTCATCACCTTCTATCTTTGGATCGGAAAAAAATAATTGGGCGACTAACCAATCTAATATTTTTAGTCAAAAATATCAATCATTAAGTAGAAGAAATGCTGATTCTACAAGTAACCCAAGTTATTTTATGAGTAGCAATGCTTTGGGACGAGATATTTACCAAAGAGGATATCTATTTAGTATTAATAGTGATGGAAGTTATTCTACAACGGCAGGTAATCTTAATGGGGGTAATGCTTTTTTAGTGGGTGCACCAAACCATTTTTATTTTGGGGTTATTAAAGGGGAATCTGCGTTAGATAAATTTAAAACAAAATATTCTGTTGATGAATAAATATACTATAATACCAAGTAGTCTACAATATAAGTCAGCACCTTTAGTTGACCAAGAAATCTCATTAAATTTAGAGGAGCAAAGTCAACAAATCACGGAATACGATAGAAGTCAAAGTATTAGTTTATCTCAGTTATTTGATGATGAGAGACAAATTTGCACAATTTTTAGACCCACATTTAAGGTTAATTATATTTACGCAAACACTTATGTTGGAACAACAGGTTATATACCATTTAGAAATACCTTATATTATGTGGAACCTGAGAAATCAGCAATTAGTAACACATGGTTTGGATATCCTCAATATTATGAATTTGATTTTTATAGACCTGATGTATCCGACCAACATATAAGATATCAAGCTAAAAGCGCTTACACATATAATTGGACATACTATCTAAGTTACGCCCATCAAAACAATTATAAAAAAGAATTATATTATCAATTAACTTTGGGTAAAAAAGAATTTGGTGATAGTTGGTTTGCGTTAGAAGGCATTCCATTTATAGTTAGTAAGACGAGCCAAAATGGTAATAGTTTAATATCGTTTCAGTGTATTGTGGCTCACGGATTAACCGTTGGAGAATATGTTGAGTTATCGTTTAGTTATGATAATAATAACTTATTCCAAGTCTATTCGTTAGGTAATGGGTTAGTGGATAGTAATGAATATATTTTTAATATATACAATGTTGGTTTTACCGGAACTACATTTGCGAATCAAAAAAGAGGTATTTTTAAAAGGGTAATTAATCCTGATAATATATTAGAAACAACATCAGAATATTATGTTAGAGAACATAAAATATTAACAAATGTTGATGATTGTATTATGGTAAAAAATGCTTTTGAAAAAAATGTATTTAATGAGGAAAAGAAATTTGAATATAGTTCAATAACTCCTAATAAAATTTCAAGAGTTTCTCAAAAAACAAGTAGTAATAGTTACAACATAACATTTAAAAACGACTTTGATTTAAACGGAATCTTGGATAATCAAAAAAGACCTGTTAGTGAATTATTTTTAACTATAATTAATAAAGGATATACAGGTTATTTTAATAAACCTTCATTATCTCCTAATATTGGGTTGAAACAAGGATGGGGATTTAATGTAACTAATACAGATAATTTTTGGTGGGATGATAATGAGGTTAATTCGAATACAAACATACCAACATCAAATTATACTCTAACTAGTGGTGAGACAAAAACATTTTATTATAATCAAAATTTAATATCCGGAGATACAATTGATGGTGATTTTTGCGAATGGAATGACTATGAACAGAAAGAGAGGATTATATCCCCATACTATCATAAAATAAAATACAATCAATCAGTATTTGCCACCACAGATACTCCTAGTACTAATGTTCCGGGATTTTATTACCAACCTCATACAGCTATGACGATACGAGTATTTTCCGATTATATTGAGACTGGTGATGTTGATGTAATTGAAGGTGTTCCAAGTTATGCATATTATTCGAATTCAGACCAAGAATTCAGATGGAGAGATTTATATACTTATGGGTTTGTTGACAATTTGGATAGAGGGGTTGATTATCCTTTTTTAAATTTTGCTCAATACCCATTTAAAGAAACTCAATTTAGATTAATACCTGAAGGAATAAACTACAACTTTAATTTAAGTGGAGTTAATATTCCAATAAAACCTTTAATAGACGGCTGTGAATAAAATACAAATAATGAAAGAGGGGTTTACCAATAAAGAATTGGTGATACCTATTGAATTGACTTGGGATTACTTGGGTCTTGACCAAAGTATTGATGAATATGAGAGTGAAATTGTAAAAAAAGTAACAGGAGGTTTTGGTGATTTTGAGGTAACTCGATTCGCTCACGCTCCAACATTAATTAACGACCCAAGTTCAACTGTTCCCCTTGAATTCACCGACATTCAATATGAATTTAATTTTTATTCAGGTGGTTCTTTAAGTTTTTCTGGAAATTGGAGAAACGATTACAGATCCGAGGGGTTTACACCCCAAGAAATTTATTATTATACAAATAATTTTTCAAATTCATTTTTCAAATTAGATTTATATGATAATGTGGATGAGAAACGACAAACAAATTATATTACAATAATAATACCAACACAACAGGGGTTAACAAAACCTATAATTATGCAAAGAACTCCCGTTAATATTAAAAGACCTTATTTTGTTTTGGATTATGTTGGAGATAAGGAAGGTTTTTTTATCTATTGGTTAAAGAAAAGAAACTTTTTAGATATTACAACTTTTTATATGTCGGCAAAATTTTATGATGCTAAAAATGGTTTTTTTACAAAAATGATTAATATGCCTCAGTCGTCTATTCCTGGTAATAAGTTTGTATTTGATAATACAGATTATTTCTACTATAGAGTTCAGATGGATTATGATAAACAAACATATCAAGTATTTAGTATGAACCCTAGTCAACAAGAGTATGATAGTTTAAATAAAAGAGCCGGGGCAACTATCCCCATAAAATGGTATGAATATGTTAATCCATAATAATGGAAGATTATTATAAAATAATAATATCCCCTGAGAATATTCGTGGAGATATCTTTAGTGTAAACCTTAGTGGTCAAACTGTAGGACCTGGTTATACAGGGCAGACTGTTGGGGTTTATTCTGCTATGACACAAGTTCTTAGTGCCGGACCTAATGGGTCATCATTATTAACGGGATTGACCATACCAATTCTAATACGACAAACCGCCATTGATGTAGGATATTATAGCCCATTTGATGGTGCGGTATTACAAAAAGATGTGGTATCCAATTTCATTTTTTCATCCTCAACATCAGACCCTTATCGAGTTTACATTTATAATACATCTTCAGATTTTCAAAAATTTTTGAATTTATCTTCCTACCAAATTGATTGGGGAGACGGTAGCCCAAAACAAACAATAACAACATATACACCTAATTCAATTAGTCATCTTTATTTTGGTAATAAACAATATCAAATAACTTTGGAACAAACAAATCCTTGGGGAGTAACTTTAGTGACAAAAACAATAACAACACCTTTCACTAATATTGTTCCAAACAATCCTAATGGTGAGGCTTTTTTCATACCTGCAGGTGGTAATTGGGTGAGCACACCAGTCAGTTATGATTATATATTTTCGGGAGATTCGGTTAACGAGGTTGCTCCTCAAACATCAAACAATTATGTTACGATTCCTTACACCGTTTCAGGTCTTACTAAGTCAAGAATTACCGAATTACAATTATATGGTCAAAAACCTGTTATAGCTCCTTTATTTAATTCACAATACGAACTTATTACACCTGTAGTTGCAAATGGTCAAATTTGGGGGAATATTTCAAACGCGGTACCTAATGTTT